GGTTTATGTCGAGGGGCATAATTCTGATGCTGATGAACCAAAGTATGGTTATGTTAAGCAATATGATCCGTTGTATAATGTTCTGAAGATTGTTGTGCAGGAAGGTGTATTTACTGCCGCAGATATAATCACAAACGGAACAATCAAAACTACAGTTACTGAAGTTGAAAATAAACTGATCAACTCTATCCAGACTAATATCGGTTACATGGACTTCACGCCAACTACGGGTGTTTGGACTTATGCCAAGACTGCAAGTGGAGCATCTAGTGCAGGATCTACATACGATCGTCTGACGTTTGGTGAAACAAATGACATCCTAACAGAAGCAGCAATTTTCTCAAAATCAAATGAGACTGCTGATCTTGGCGGTAATAAGTCAATGAATCTTCGGTTTGGTATGAAAACAATGACTGATACAGTTTCTCCTGTGATCGATCTTAGAAAGTGTTCATTGATTTGTATTTCTAACTTCATCAATTCAGATGATGGTAATAGAGATGAAGATACTAATGTTGGTACTGCAAGTTCTAAATATATTTCGCGCCGAGTTAATCTTGATGGTAACTCAGAAGATTTGAGGGTCTATCTGAGTAATTATCTACCAGCAGGAACTTCAGCAAGAATATATGCTAAGTTGCAGAATGCATCAGACTCTAGAAACTTTGAAGATCTTGATTGGGTAGAACTAGAGACAAGTGTATCGCCACTAAGTTCTACTGCCGCTGCTGGATTTGTTGAGTATGAATATAAAATACCAAAGGCAAATAAAGTTGACGAACTAGAAGATGAACCCTTCACATACATGTATTCGGGTGCGACTTATACCAAATTTGACAAAATGGCAATTAAGATTGTCATGTTCTCCAACAATAGTTCTGTAGTTCCTAAGTTTAAGGAACTGAGAGCAATCGCGCTGCAGGTGTAATATGGCAAAAATCGCACTTCAAGATACGAATAAATACATTAGAGATGGAGACTCCAAAGCAATTGTCTCTACTGATAGACATGAATTAGCAGCATATAATGCACAACGCGAAAGACTTAAACAAATGAAGTCATATGGAATTGAGATTAATGAATTAAAGAATGAAATGACGGAAATTAAATCTTTGTTAACACAAATTCTCAACAATCATGAAGGTAGGAAAGCATGAGCACAATTACACTGAGGTCCGCCAAGGGCGTACCTTTAACAAATAATGAGGTTGATGATAACTTTACCAACCTCAATCAAGATAAGTATCAATCTGGTGACAGTCCATCGTTCGAGAACCTGACACTAACTGGCGCATTTATCCCATCAGTAAATGCATCGGTTGCTGCAGCAGGAACTGATCAAGGTGGCGCAACTGCGCTGACAAAAACAGTCAATATTGTTACCTCGGCAACAGCAAACCAAGGTGTCAAACTCCCGACTGCTGCTGTAGGCGTTTCTGTTACTATTGTCAATACTACTGCGGTTACCATTAAGGTTTATCCAAACACATCTGACGTCATTGACGAAGGAACTGTGAACGTTGCTGTTAATCTGGCACCATATAGTTCTGTTCAGTTAGTTGCGCAGGATACGCAAGATTGGTATCGCATTACTAATCTTATTGTTTACGATACAAGTGGTAACAGGTTGAACTAAAATGAATCCTCTAAAGGTCAAAGCATCTACGACGCCAATTACGTCTGCTGTTTTCAGCGGACTGGAACCTTTGACCAACGCAGAGGTTCAGAACTATATTGCAAATGTCATCACAACTAAGTTTGCGACGGATACCACTGGATCTGGCGCTGCTGAGATAAACATCACAACAGATAATTCGGGTTCAGGAACTTCTATTGGAACGTTCGTTGACACGGATAGAACTGAAGCGACTGGGACACATCCTGCCACGGGTGACATAACTACTACTACCTATTATGTAAAGCAAGTAACTGCTCCTGTTTCCGAAAGCGTAACTGCTCGTCCTGTCGCATGGCATTCTGATGGCATTCGCCGAATGACTGATGCTAATCTGGACGGTGTTTTGGATACTGTGATTTCGGCGTTTGTTTCCGAATCTGAATATACTGCTGGTCAATATAGACTACAAGCAACTGCTCCTACAGGTGGAACTTGGCAAGCAAGATACACGCTCACTGATGTCGCGAATGGCGGAAATACCACAACCTACCTGTGGCAAAAAACCGCTGCTTCAACAGTCGCCAACGATTCTCTTGCACCATTAAAAAGTAATGATGCCAACTCGTTGAAGATTATGACCGCTGCCGAAATTGAGCAGTTGGTTCCGAACTTCCGTAATCGCATTATCGATACTAATATCGGAACTTATAAACTGCAAGCGACTGCTCCAGGTGGCGGAACATGGGTTGAATTAGGAACCTCTACTACTGATACTAGAGAGCAAGTTTCTCCGCAAAATTATGTTGGTAACTATACAGGAACGTATAGCGGAGCATATGGCAGTCCACCATATACCTCACCATTCACAAGTCCTGGATACAGCAATAATTTCTCTGCTGGTTATACTGGACCTGCGAATTATACTGGAGTTTTTACTGGTGCAGGTCCAACGTACACTCGCAGTTTCAGCGGAGTATACACTAGAACTATTGTAGAAAATTTCGTAACCTATAGTAGAGCATACACAGGATCCTATACTGGACCTGCGTATACCACTCAGCGCGATGGAATACCATATTCTGTTGATGCACCCTCATACACTGGGTTCTATACTGGACCATCAACTTCAGGTGAAACTTTTACTGGTTTCTATACTGGACCATCAACTCCAGCACCTTCATACACTGGTTTCTATACTGGACCATCAACTCCAGCACCTTCATACACTGGATTCTATACTGGACCATCAACTCCAGGAACACCATACACTGGATTCTACACTGGACCATCAACTCCAGGTGAAACTTTTACTGGTTTCTACACTGGACCATCAACTCCAGCACCATCTTACACTGGGTTTTATACTGGACCGTCGACTCCAGGAACACCATATACTGGGTTCTATACTGCAGATCTAACTCCAGCGCCTGCATATACTGGATTCTATACAGGTCCATCTACTCCTGCTACGCCATATACTGGGTTCTATACTGGATTCTATACGCTGAAATGGGATGTTGCCGATCTCAATGGGATGCCGTCGGGACAGATTCCTGCCTTCTTTTCAGGAACCTATATTGGTGATTCCACTCCAGGAACACCATATACTGGTTACTATACAGGTCCATCTACTCCAGCGACACCATATACTGGTTACTATACTGGCGATTCCACTCCAGGAACACCATATACTGGTTACTATACTGGACCGTCGACTCCAGGAACATCCTACACTGGATTCTATACGCTGAAATGGGATGTTGCCGATCTCAATGGGTTTCCGTCGGGCCAACTTCCTGCCTTTTTCATTGGTTACTACACTGGCGGTGCATCTCCTGCTACGCCATATACTGGATTCTATAGTGGGACAAATCCAGGTGGGTCGTTTACTGGGACTTATACAGGTGATGGACCGCCTGAGCAAGACTTCATGGGTCCAATTTTAACTCCATATGTTGGTAATTATAGTGGTTCGCCTGTCACCCAGAATTACTTGGGAACTTACACTGGCGTACCTTCGTTAGAATTCTATGAGGGATATGAACCAGGACCACCAATTTTCCCAGGTGAACCAGGACCACCAATCACGAATTATAGACAGGCTCTTGTTCCAGGAAATTATTCTGGATGGTACACAAGCACAGGTCCAGGAATTTATACAGGGTTCTACCAAGGTGTAGTTCCGACTATTGCGGAATACACTGGGTTCTATACTCTTGTAGGAAATCCGACTGGTCCATATACTGGTTACTATACTGGCGATTCTACTCCAGGAACACCTTACACTGGAGTGTATTCTGCACAACCAGTTTCAAAATCATTCACAGGTCCATCTACTCCAGGAACACCATACACTGGTTTCTATACAGGTCCATCTACTCCAGCGACACCATTCACTGGGTTCTACAGCGGTCCATCGACTCCAGGAACACCATACACTGGTTTCTATACTGGTTCTTCTACTCCAGGAACACCTTACACTGGGTTCTATACTGCACAAGCAGTTCCAAAATCATTCACAGGATTCTATACAGGTCCATCTACTCCAGCGACACCATATACTGGGTTCTACAGTGGTCCGCCTATTCAGCCAGGAACCTTGGTTCCAAGACCTGGAGGAGCAGGTCCAGGGGATCCAGGACCGTTGTTCGTTCCTACAAGATACACTGGTTACTATACTGGCGATTCCACTCCAGGAACACCATATACTGGGTTCTATAGTGGCGAACCATCCCCAGCGACGCCATATACTGGATTCTACACAGGTCCATCTACTCCTGCTACGCCATATACTGGTTACTATACAGGTCCATCTACTCCAGGAACACCATATACTGGTTACTATAGCGGCGAACCAACTCCAGGAACACCTTACACTGGTTTCTATAGCGGCGAACCAACTCCAGGAACACCTTACACTGGTTACTATACTGGTGCACCAATTCCAGGAACACCATATACTGGTTACTATACTGGAGCGACTGGAACTGCATATACTGCATACTTTATTGGTCCAGCATACACTGGTAATTACACTGGATTCTATACTGGATTCTATACAGGAACTGCATCATATACAGGTAATTATACTGGGTTTTATACTGGTAGTTTCACCAGTGCAGGTAACTTTACAGGATTCTATACAGGAACTGCTATATATACAGGGTTCTATACTGGTTTCTTTACTAGCGTTTATACTTCACCTGCATACGGTGGTTTCTTTACGGGTAATTATACTGGAACATTCGCGGGGACGTATTCCGGAGCAACTGTGCTTTCCTCGAAGGACACAATATCAACGGTTAAACTTTGGATTAGGACTGCATAACTATGGTTCTTAGAATTAAATCTTCTGCGACACCAGTAACCTCTGCAAATATGCAGGGGTTGCAGGCAATGTCTGTAGATGAAATCAAAAATTATGTAGCAAATATCCTAACAGTTTCCTTTGGTGCGAATGCTGATGGTACAGGTACTGGTGAAATTAATATCACCACAAATAATACTGGCACAGGAACTGCAATCGGAACCTTTGTTGATACAGATCGTCAAGAGGCAACAGGAACTCACCCAGCTACTGGTGCGATTGATACTGTAACATATTACGCAAAGCAGGTATCTGCTGCGGCGACTGAAAGTATTACTAATAGACCGATCAAATATTCCACTGACCGCATCAAAGAAATGTCTGATGCAGAAATTGATAGTGAATTGCTTGATTATGCTATTTCTGCGATGGTCGCCGAAAGTTCGTATACTGCTGGACAATATCGTCTACAAGCAACTGCCCCCAGCGGTGGAACGTGGGTTTCTCGCTACACACTGACTGATGTTGCAAACGGTGGTAATACTCTTACTTACCTTTGGCAGAAAACTGCGGCGACTAGCACTCCAGATACAAGTCTTAAACCACTTAAACTGATCAATACCAAGGACATTAAAGAAATGTCCTCTGGCGAAATTCTGCAGATGCTACCAAGTTTCCGTAATAGAATTATTGATTCTGGTTTAGGGACATACAAGGTTCAATCTTCAACACCATCTGGCGGAACATGGGTCCAATTAGGAACTTCTACTACTGATACCAGAGAACAAATTTCGCCAAGTAACTATGTTGGTAACTATGTTGGTAACTTCAGTGGTAATTATGCTGGTGGATATGTAGGTCCAGCAAACTACTCTGGTGGATACTCTGGCACTTTTGCAAATAACTTTAGTGGTGGATTTGTTGGTCCAGCAAACTATTCCGGAACATATTCTGGCACTTTTGCAAATAATTTCAGCGGCGGATTTGTTGGTCCAGCAAACTACTCTGGTGGATACTCTGGTAGTTATGCCAACAATTTCAGCGGCGGATATATAGGTCCAGCAAACTATACGGGCAACTATGTCGGTAACTTTTCTGGTACATACTCAGGAGCCTATGCAGGCACTGCTCCATATTCCGGATCATACTCACAAGGATTCAGCGGTAACTATGTTGGAGGTTATGTTGGACCTGCCCCATATTCTGGTTCATACTCACGAGGATTCAGTGGCAACTATGTTGGTGGTTACGTAGGTCCAGCAAACTACTCTGGTTCATATTCTCGTGGATTTAGCGGCAACTATGCTGGTGGTTATGCTGGCACTGCTCCATATTCCGGAACATATTCAGGAAACTTCAGCGGAACTTACCTAGGAACTTTTGCAGGTTCTAGAAACTATGCTGGTAACTATGCCAGCAACTTTAGTGGCAACTATACTGGATTCTTTGCTGGTTCGAGAAACTACGCTGGATCTTATGCAGGTAACTTCTCAGGAAACTATGTAGGTTTCTTCTCGGGTTCAAGAAACTATGCTGCATCCTATGCAGGTAACTATCTCGGAACATATTCAAGAAACTTCTCTGGAACCTACCTAGGAAACTTTAGTGGCAACTATCTCGGATTCTATGCACCATTTTTCGGTGGTTTCGTTGGAACAGCATTTGCTGGTAACTATCTAGGAACTTATGCGAGTAACTTTAGTGGCAACTATCTCGGATCATTCAGCGGTAACTATCTTGGAAATTATGCTGGATCGAGAAACTATGCTGGTAACTATGCGGGAACATTTAGTGGAAACTATGTAGGTTTCTTCTCGGGTTCAAGAAACTATGCTGCATCCTATGCAGGTAACTATAGTGGCAACTATCTTGGCACTTTCTCTGGTTCAAGAAACTATGCTGCTAATTATGCTGGCAACTATAGTGGAAACTATGTAGGGAACTTTACTGGTAACTATATTGGTCCCGCAAACTATACTGGATTCTATGCGGGTAACTACACTGGATTCTTTACTGGATTCTATGCAGGAACTGCTACATATACTGGAACATATACAGGCAACTACACTGGGTTCTTTACTGGTAACTATATTGGTACAGCAAACTATACTGGAACATATACAGGCAACTACACTGGATTCTTTAGTGGAAACTATATTGGTCCAGCAAACTATACAGGTAATTATGTTGGATTCTATGCGAGAATTTTTTCAGGATTCTATGCAGGAACTGCTACCTATACGGGTACATACACTGGAAACTTTAGTGGCAACTATACTGGATTCTATGCAGGAACTGCCACATATACAGGAACCTATTCTGGGAACTTTACTGGCAACTATACAGGATTCTATCTAGGAAGTGCTACCTATACGGGTACATACACTGGGAACTTTACTGGCAACTATACAGGATTCTATCTAGGAACTGCAACATATACTGGTTTCTATAGCGGATCGTATACGCAGTCGTTTTCAGGAACCTATTCTGGTGCGACCATTCAAGCGACTAAAGACACCATCTCAACAGTATATTTGTGGGTAAAAACTGCATAAATCTATTGACTTTGTAGCAATTATTATATATACTGTTACCATGACTATTATTTCTAATGGAGAATTGAATTGATTAATACCTCACCTGTAGTTACCCGTAAGATCGAAAATCCTTATTGGGCGAATAAAGAACGTCAGCATATCATCGCTGAGTTTTTCTATCCTGACACTAATAAGCGTGTTACTGCATCCATCATGAATGATGGTAGCAATCGTGATTACGAAGAAGTGATGCGTCTCTATAGTATCGGGCAGATCGATGCCAATACTGATCGGCGCATGGAAGAACGAAATAATCAAATAAAGCAAAACCTTGAACGTCAGAAGGTAGACAAGACTCGCGTGCAACAAGAACAATTGTTTGCTGCTAAGTTGGATGCCTTCGAACTTGATATAGTTAAAAACTCTAAGAATCGCGATTTAAAATCTAAGATTCGCAAGTCTAAGACGTTTATGGAAGTCACTGCATACACAGTAATGTTACTGATGCAAGAAGAAGCGAATACTGCTATTGCGCAAGAAGCAGTTGATGCCGAATAATGGATTCCTGTACGTTGCCACAATCCGCAAAGGTTACTACAGGGCAGCAAGAAACTCGGCAATTTCTTTAAAAGATTATTTTCCAGATGCAAATATCACATTCTTCACCCAAGAAGAATGGGTGCAACCAGATGATTATGAAATTTTTGATAATGTAATTACCGAAAATGTTCCTCGCGATAAACGAGCAAAACTTTGGGCGCTCGATCAGACTCCGTATGACTTGACAGTTTATATGGACTGTGATACTGAAGTCGAACACGAAGACATCCAAAAGATTTTTGATCAGATCCCAGAGGATACCGATGTTATCTTCACTGCCAATCGTCCGTATAACGCAGCACTGACCAAGTTATCCGAGACAGAAGAAATGACTGAGCATTGTGGGTTGTTTGTCTATCGGAATAATCCACAAACCTTAGAGATGATGCGTGCTTGGTATGACGAGTATTGGGCGCAAAATAAACCAGAATGGGATCGCAAACATTATCCAAAATCTGCCTTGCAGTGGGATACGTTTACGATGTGGAGACTCCTCAACCAGTTTGATTTTGGGGTAAAGGCAGGTCGGTTTCCCGACCCAGATGCTCGATGGAATTTTGTCGCTGGATATAAAGAAGAAGAACTCCAAGGACAACCGAGAGTGATTTATCATTATACTATCCCGCACGGTATGTTAGATTAAGGATTATCAAATGTTGAAATTTACAAATTCAGTCTCAAAAGATCTTACAGATATTTTAGACCCGTTCACAGAATGGTTCTTCCAACAGAACGATCAACATCTAGTTCTCGGACCTGAAGATATGCAAGCAAAACGTCGCGGCGGACTGAATGTGGACACTGCTACTGATGAGCAGTATATGAATCATATCGTCAATAAGGGACACAATCATGTTGGATTTCCTGATGTTGCATGGTGCACTGACATGTCTCAGGCACATGGACAACCATGGTTCCCTTCTGAATATGGCAGAAGGCAGCAAGAAACAAATTCTGAATTAATAAATTATCTCGGTGCTAGAAATAATGCGGTCTTCACATATTATCCAGAAGATGGGTTTATGGGATGGCACACTAATTGGAATGCGTCTGGTTATAATATTCTCATTACATATAACTCAGAAGAAAATGGCGGATTTTTCAGATATCTCGATCCTGTAACAAAAGAAGTTGTCACTATGGTCGATCCAAAGGGATGGTCATGCAAGGTTGGTCACTTCGGCGATCGCAGCGATCCAAACAAAATCGTATATCACTGCTGTGGTAATACTGCGAAGAGATTGACACTAGGATATGTTGTACCGCATCTAGAAATCTGGCGCTCAATGATTGAAGACATAAGCGGCGAGGATGCCTCTCACTTTTCCTGAGTGCTTTTAACCTCACTATATTTTGCGAGTAGATCTTCCAGAATAGTCAACTGTTCATGCATTTTTTCAATATCATCTAATAACTTAGGAACTGCAATTCTTGCTCGCTCGAGGATTGCAGTTTCATAGTTTTTAATTCCAACATTTGTAGCAGACTTAATTCGACGGTTTCTAAATAATGTTTTAATTTTACTAATTAACGATGGAATTTTTGGTGTCATGTTTAATTGAATCATGTGTTGATTGTTGCGCTGATCAGTTGCCTGTTGCCGCATCTTTACAATTTGTTCTTCTTTTGCTCTTTCCGCTGCTTCTTTTTCACGTGTAAGTCTTTGGTTTTCTTCGCGTAAATTTTGCAACTCAGCAGAAATTCTAGATTCCTCTTCTGCTTTCTTTCGCTGCAATTCTTCATATTTTTCTTGTGCGATTCTTCCCTTCTCAAGTTCTTCTTGAGAAGGTTCAATAATTTCAACTTCAACAATTTCTTCTTGGAAATTTCCTTCGATCCACTCCTCCACAACCACTTCCTCGGGTGGAGGCGGCACTGACACTAAAGGTTCTGGAATATAATCTTGCGGAGGTGGTGCGACGACTCTTGCTCTACCCATATTATTTTTTCCCTATTACCATGAAGCGGTCGAACTCGACCTTACCATCCCAACTGTAATATGACTGCTTAATAGATCCCTTGTAGAAAACATCAGTAACTCCAATATTCTCGATGTGCTCTTCAATCGTTGGTACGCAATTAATACCATACATTTCTTTGAATACATTTGACGATTGGCAGGCAAAAATACAATCTGGGTTTGCAGTTGTCATTTTCTTGAGGGGGTACATGGTCTCACAACAAAGAGAAATAACAACATCTGTTTCTAGTGCATTGATATCATGATATGCAAACGGAATATCCCAATTGATGTGATTTAACTCAACACCCGTGTTGGAATAATACCTATTAAACACTTTAGAGAGTTCCAATGCATCTTTGTCGATATCGATTAAATTAATTTTCTTGACGTTTAGATTTTCGCATAACAATGGAACGAGCGGAAACCCCAACCAAGAATTCAAAACCGTAATATTTAATTGCTTGGTTACATCTACGCATTTCTGCAATTCTTCTACCAACCAGATAGCAGCATCCATAGTATTTGGATTCAAAGACTTACGAAAGTCTTCGTGTTTAAACGGCATTTCGTGATTGATCTTTTCTAGACCTTCACCCCAATAACGATAGTTGTTTAAGTAATTATAATTTAACATCTTGTGGTCTTTCCATTGAATCATATAAACAAATAAGTGGTTCTTCGCGCAGGACTTGTTCTCTTACATCTGTCGGCCACATATATCCGTAGTTGTAACTATATACCCAACCGTCTGGGAAATGGTCAATTTTCAGAAGACGTTCTCTTTGATGCCCGAATAGATTGTCGAGACCGCGATAATAGAAGAACATTTGATCTGCATAATCTGTGACGAACTTGGTGATTTTGTCGATATCTAACCTATCATTCCACCTCAACACGCTAGAATTTAAGTCTGTATATTTGTGCGGAATATCTTGGGTGTCTTGTTTCATTTTCTTCATGTTATGCCAATGAGTGCGAACAAAAGTTAAACCGTCTTCCGGATCATGATCAACGATGCAATCGATATTGTTTTGAATACCGATATCAAGATCTAGAAAAAGTTTTTCTCCTTTTTGCTTAACAACATTTCGGTCAAAAAGATATAACTTATTCCACCATTTTTCGTAGTAGTTATCCTCGGGTAATGGGATGACATTAATTTCTGGACTTAATCCACCAGAATGTTCGGTCAAACAATAAAAATTAAATTCTGTTGTAATGTGTTGTTTGCATTGTTCGAGAATTTTATTGACATCTTCCGAATCATATTTGAATCCCCACTTTACTGTGTAAATATTAATCATTATACATTCCAATGTTCTAAGAGATCAGGATCAACAAGCGATTCCTGCTTCACTTTCCCTCTGCTGTTGTCTGTAAATGGAAGTAAATCCACATTAAAAACACACACAATACAGTCCTTTCTATATATACCGACTTCAAGGTCGCCTGAATCCCAGTCGCGTCCGCGATTGTAAGAGTAAGCAAAGGTATTTGGAAAATGTTTCCATAATGGAGTATCGCTAAAGTCTCCCCATCGCCAACTATGATAGTTGTCAGTTCCATCGGTGAACGTGAACCAAATACGTTCTTGATGTTCTAGCACATCCTGCCAGATGCACTCTGTCTGATCATCTGACCACACCATACAACTACCATTAGTATATGCGCCATGGGAAAGTTTGAAGTTGCGAGACTTCATCGGTCTCGGATCTTGCCACCACGAGCGCAACTTGGTAGGATTCTCTAGGTCATAAGTGATGATTGGCGACAAATCATTTTGTATGATAACATCGAGGTCGAAGAATACAAATCTGCCAGTTGGTTTATCGTCTGCGAAGTTGTGGGTGTTGAAGATAAAAGTCTTTGGTCTGTCCCAACAACGTGCCATGCCGTATTTGAAATCCTCAGAACCGAACCAGTATTTTGGGTGGATGTCAGGAATGTCTGGGAAGTCGATGACTTTAATTTCAGTGTCAAACCCTTCACTATTATCTGTGTAGCAATAGAAGTGAAACTCAAAATTATCTGGGGTATGCTTCTTTGCCATTCGATAAAGACGATTGACAAACTCAGCGGAATACTTTGTTCCCCATTTACAGCAAACGTAATTAACTCTCATTCGCAGTTCCACAATCTGAGAATGTCTTCATGTTCGCATTCCAATAACTTAATTTGCTCTTTAGCAGAAGGATGGGGAACATTATCCGTATTGAATAAGCAAATCTTGGCATCGGATCGAAACTTAAATCGTTCAATATCATCTGGGTAATGCTTTCCTCGATTCCAAGAATAAATCCATCCGCCTGGAATGTCTTTCCAGAAATCCCTCTGTCTCCAGTAATGATAATTATCGCTCCCCTTGAAGAAAGTTTTAAATATCGATTCGGAATTCTCGATGGCATCGTTGTAGATATGTTCGCATGATTTACCAGGCCAAAGCATCATACTAGAATTGTAGAATGTTCCTCGAGTATCAATAAACAGTCTGTCATGTTTCTGTGATTGTGGTTGCCAGCGGCATTGAATTATACGAGGTTTCTGAGCAAGTTCTTCAATGTCAGATATATCTTCTTGGATCACAAGGTCAAGATCAAAATAGCACCAGTCACCTATGTACCCCAACCAGTTGTGTGAATTAAATACTAAGAACTTTGCTCGGTCAAAACAGAAGGTTTCTTTACCAAACCAATATTTTGGATGTAGAATACCATCGTCTGGTATAGGCGCAGTGTCGCAAATTAAACCATCGGTATCATCAGTATAACACGTGAATGTAAACAGGTTGGGGTAGTTCTTCTTTACCATGTTGTAAAGATTGTTCACATATTTGGCGGGATACTTATCACCCCACTTAATGCATACGAAGTTCATCATATTCTTTATCTGCTCCAGGAAACTGGTCTAACCCATTTAGTAATGCTATAGTATAGTCTGGTCTATACCAGAAAGATTTATTGTGGTCATCTATACCATAATAGTCTGCGCCATATACGAACGAATATATCTCACCTTTCGGAAAGTAATTAAATCTAAAATCTTCGTGCCATAAGAACCTGTCGTCACCAAAATACTTAACCATGAAGTAATCTGGATTTGATTGAAAGTGCTCCCATATATGATGAACAGTCCCATCTTTCCACATCATTACGCTCGAGTTGTAATTACTTAAATACCGCATGCCATGAGTTTCTCCGACATAATCAGGAAACTCTATATTCTTCCAGTAAGTATACGCTATTGTTGGATGAATGTCAAGGTATTTCCACAGATGATCAATATTTTTTTGAATACGAATATCTAGATCCAGATAAAGAACATCACCAAACCCTCGTTGACTGAACATCCAAACCTTA